CTCGACTATATCTCCCCGATGCAGTCCGAACCGATGCTGGACAGTCCTTTTAAGACCCGACCCAGTCCAGACCAATGACAACTAAGCCCAGAAAGCCCAAAGCCCTACGAGGGGCAACCAAGCCAAGGCTTCACAGTCCACTTCTCAAAGGCTCAAACAAGCTGCAAGATGTCAAGGATCTATGTGAGATCGTAAAGATGCCTTTAATGCCATGGCAGGAGTTCGTCCTTAAGGACATGCTCACTGTAGACAAAAAAGGCATGTGGATTCGTAAGACAAACCTGATTCTCGTAGCCAGACAGAATGGTAAGACACATCTGGCGCGTATGTTAATCCTTGCTCACTTAATCAAGTGGAATACCAATGTGCTTATCATGAGCTCTAATAGAAGCATGGCACTAGACACCTTCCGACAAGTAACTCACCTACTGGAGACCAATGACCACCTTAAAGGATTCGTCAAACAGATCAGACACGCCAACGGCACTGAGTCAATTGAGATGCTCTCTGGAGCAAGGCTCGATGTTGTTGCAGCAACTAGAGACGGCTCTCGCGGTAGATCAGTCAATGGATTGCTCTACATCGACGAAGTCCGAGAGATCACAGAAGATGGATTTAGAGCTGCAACTCCTACAACTAGAGCTCACGCAAATTCTCAAACGCTACTTACCTCTAATGCAGGAGACGCTTTCAGCACTGTACTCAACGACCTACGAGAAAGAGCTATCGACTATCCACCCAAGTCTTTTGGATTCTACGAGTACTCAGCTCCTCAATACTGCAAGATAACTGACCGAGATGCATGGGCTTTGGCTAACCCCTCTTTGGGATACACCATTACAGAAGAAGCGATTGAGGAAGCGATTGCTACTTCACCGATTGAAAACACGCGTACTGAAACTCTTTGCCAATGGATTGATTCGTTAAGCAGCCCATGGCCACACGGAATCCTCGAGGACACATCCGATAGCACACTAGAAATGAGCGCTGGGGCTTATACTGTCTTTGGTTTCGATGTCAGTCCGTCACGCAGGAACGGATCATTGGTCGCAGGACAACTTCTCCCAGATGGGCGGATTGGCATCGGAATTCTAGAGACTTACAGCTCTCAAGTAGCCATCGATGAGTTAAAGATGGCAGCAAGTATAAAGGCTTGGTGTGACATTTATAAGCCTCGCCTAGTCTGCTATGACAAGTATGCCACCCAGACGATTGCAGATCGCTTAACCAATGCTGGAGTAATTACCGAGGATGTCTCGGGTCAGCAGTTTTACAAAGCCTGCGGAGATCTCTTAGAAGGCTTGGTTAATCATCGAGTTGTTCATAATGGGATGGCTGAACTGATCCAGCAGATGAATAACTGCGCAGCTAAGGTGAACGATTCTGCATGGCGCATCATTAAGCGAAAGAGTGCTGGAGATATTTCAGCCCCTATTGGCTTGGCAATGGTAGTTTCCAAGTTAATGATTCCTCAGCCAAAGCCTCAGATTTATACTTAGACACACCCATAGCACATTGTCTAATTGCTTGACAAATGCTACACTTTCTGTCTATGGGTAGAATCTTGCAGACATTCGGGCTTGAACCTAAGCCACAATTACAAGCTCAGTCAGCACCTCAGGTGCTTGGTGAGTACTCACCTTATGCAATGCCTTTCCAATATGCCTTTGTAGGCAGAACAGAGGCGATGTCTGTTCCAGCATTAGCAAGATGCCGCAATCTTTTGGCTGGCACAATTGGAGCGATCCCTTTAGAGCTTTACAAAAAATCTACTAATGAAGAACTTGGCTCGCCTGCATGGTTAGAGCAGCCTTCATATTCACAGCCACGATCCGTAACGATTGCGTGGACTGTTGATTCACTTCTGTTTTATGGTCAAGCATTCTGGCAAGTTGTAGAAACTTATCAAGAGGATGGCCGTCCTTCTCGTTTTGAGTGGATTGCTAATCATCGAGTAACTGCAACACTTGATAGCACTAACACATTTGTTAAGTCTTACGCAGTTGATGGCACTACATTACCGATGGACGGATTGGGATCTCTTGTCACATTCCAATCATTAAGCGATGGCATTCTTAATACTGGAGTTTCAACAATTCGCGCAGCTATTGATGTTCAGAAAGCAGCAGCAATTGCAGCAGCAACTCCAATGGCAACAGGTTACATCAAGAACACCGGTGCTGATCTAGATCCTAAAGAAGTGCAGGGATTACTTGCATCATGGAAGAATGCTCGCACTAATCGTTCAACTGCTTATTTAACATCTACTCTTGAGTATAACCCAGTTTCATTCTCTCCTAAAGACATGATGTACGGGGAAGCAATTTTTAACCTCGCAACCGAATGCGCCAGATTGTGCAATGTGCCTGCTTACTATGTTTCAGCAGATCAAAATAACTCTATGACTTATGCCAATGTGCAGGATGAGCGTAAGCAATTTTTAACAATGTCGTTACAGCCTTTCATTACTGCGATTGAAGATCGCTTGTCGATGGATGACATTACTGCTCGTGGTAATGTAGTGAAGTTTGATATTGATAAGAACTTTTTGCGTACAGATCCAATGCAAGAATTAGCAGTAATTGAAAAACTGCTTACGCTTAATCTGATTACTCCAGAGCAAGCGATGGAAATGACTGATCTAACACCTAACGGAAACAATGGTCTAGAATGAATCAAGTAATCACCTTCTCAGCTGATCTCACAGCAGACTCAGCAAGTCGCACAGTGTCAGGCAAGATCGTGCCACTAAATGTTGAAGCAGGCTCTACCAATATGGGTAAAGTAATCTTCGCCTCTGGATCTATTGACATTGCGGATCCTAAGGCAATTAAATTGCTAAGTCAGCATGATGCTAAGAAGCCTTTAGGTCGCATGGTTTCATTTAGCGAATCAGAGAACTCAATCGATGCAGTCTTTTCTATCAGTCGCTCACAGCGCGGTACGGAAGCTCTTATCCTTGCAGAAGAAGGATTGCAGAGCGGTCTGTCAATCGGGGCTGAAGTCCTGAAGTCAAAGATCAAGGATGGCGTGACTTATGTTTCCGCTGCTCGCTTGGTCGAAGTAAGTTTAGTAACAGAGCCAGCATTTAAGTCTGCTCAGGTTACTGATATTGCAGCAGAAGAATCTGATGCAGAAGAATCAACCCAACCAACAGAAAGCGAGACAGCCGTGGAAAACACCACACCAGCAGTCGAAGCAACACCAGTTGAAGCACCAGCGGTCGAAGCTGCTCGCCCAACTGTTTCAGCAGCATACTTCACAAAGCCACGCATTGAAATCACTGCAGCTAAGTATGCAGAAAACACAATCCGTGCAGCACTAGGTGATGAGTCAGCTCGTCAATACCTACTAGCAGCAGATGACACCACAGATAACGCAGGACTTGTTCCAACACGCCAACTATCTGAAATCATCAACCCACTTGGAACAACAATCCGCCCATCAATCGATGCAATCTCTCGTGGAGTGCTTCCAGATGCAGGTATGACTTTCGAGATTCCAAAGATCACAGCAATGCCAACAGTTGCAGACACAGCAGAAGGCGCAGCATTCTCAGATACAGATCAGAATGCGGCATTCCTATCAGTGTCAGTAAAGAAGTACGCTGGACAGCAGACATTCTCTGTTGAATTGCTAGATCGTACATCTCCAGCATTCTTTGATGAGCTAGTCCGCAACATGGCAGCAGCTTACGCAAAGGCTACAAACGCAGCAGTAAATGCAGCACTTATTTCAGGTGCAACAGCAGATGCAACAACAACAGTTACATATCCAACAGCAGCAGAATTGCTAGGAATTGTCGCTCGCGGATCAGCTTCTGTTTACGCAGCAACAGCAGGACTACCAAATCCTTTCGCTCGCAACATGGTCGTATCAACAGGACAATGGTCAAACATCATGTCATTGAACGATGCAGGACGCCCAATCTACACAGCATCACAGCCAATGAACGCAGGCGGTCAAGTAGCACCAACATCACTAACAGGTAATGTTGCAGGACTTAACCTCTATGTTGATCCAACAAACGCTGGCGATGGCGATGGCACAATCCTTATCGTGAACCCAGATGCTTACACATGGTACGAGTCACCAACATACCGCCTACGCGCAGAATCAACTGCAGCAGGACAGGTAACAATCGGCTACTACGGCTTTGGCGCAATTGCGACTAAGGTCGGAGCAGGCGCATTCAAGAATAACAAGGCGTAAGCCCACTAAGTACGCTCTAGGGGGTCAGTAGCCCTCTGACCCTCTAGAGTCTTTAGAAAGGATTGCAATGGCACTTACAACAGTCGCAGAACTCCGAAGCACTCTCGGTGTCGGTACTTTGTATCCAGATGCAACCCTGCAGGAAGTGTGTGACGCATCAGATGCAGTCCTACTTCCAATGCTATGGGCTAATACTAATTTTGCCGTGTCACATAAGAACACAGGCACAGTGGGCACTCTTTACTTCACAGAATCAGTTGAAGGCATTTATTATGTTGGTCAGACTGTAGTAATTACAGGCGCAGGATCACACTTCAATGGCAGCAAGTCAATCACAGCAGTATCGGGTAATAGCATCAACATTACGACAAACCATGTTTCAGATTCACCATTACATCCTTTTAATCCTTCTGCTACTGTCACAGCAACTACATACACAGACTGGTCAGAAGATAAAGCAGTGCAGCAAGCAGCTTTGATGATATCTGTTGAAATCTGGCAAGCGCGAACCGCTACTCTCAGTGGATCTAATGCTGTCGATTTCCAGCCAAGCCCTTACCGAATGAGCGCACAGCTTCTCGCTAAGGTGCGAGGATTGATCGCACATGCACTAGACCCACGCTCGATGGTGGGATAATGCCTGTCGCTATCACGACTCTCAGAACGACACTAGCAACGGCTTTAGTCGATAACGCTAAGTGGCAGACTTTTGCCTTTCCACCAAGCGTAGTACTTGCCAATAGCGTGATCGTATCTCCGGATGCAGAGTACATCGTACCTAGCAACAATCAACACATTACGATTGCACCAATGGCTAACTTCAAGGTAATTATGACTGTGCCATTGTTTGACAATGAAGGAAACCTTAACGGGATTGAAGATACTGTTTGCAGCGTGTTCGCTAAGCTCGCAGCATCATCTCTCGTCTATAATGTAAGCGCAATAAGCGCACCTAGTATTCTCAACGCTGCATCGGGAGACCTTCTCAGCTGCGAGATGTCCGTATCAATCCTAACGAGTTGGAGCTAAACATGTCCGAGTGGGAACAAGAAAACGCTGACTTCCTGAAGAAAATCGGGCAAGTAAGCACACCAGCACCAAAGCCAGTAACTACTAAGAAAGACGAGGAATAATCTCATGGCTGTATTTCTAAACAATAAAGTAGGCGTGAAGATTAACACTGTTGATCTTTCTGACCATGTAACATCTATTACTCTTAACCGCACATTCGATGAGCTAGAAGTAACTGCAATGGGCGATTCTTCACACAAGTTCGTTAAGGGCTTAGAAGCATCGACTGTAACAATTGACTTCTTGAATGACACAGCATCAGCAAATGTATTGGCAACACTACAGGCAGCATGGGGTACAACAGTCACATGTGTATTCCTACAGGAAAAGGGAACAGCAGTCTCAGCGACTAACCCTCTCTACACTGTTTCATTGCTAGTCAATAACACTACAGACATCAATGGTGCTGTAGGCGATATGGCTACACAGTCAATCACATTTACTGCTAACTCAACAGTTGCAGTAGCCACAACAGGCACATTCTAAACAACTAACAAAGGGGCAAACTCATGGCAAAACTAAAGATAGTTCGTACAGATGGAAGCGTACTAGAAGGCGAGATCACTCCAGCAGTGGAGTACTCATTTGAACAGTACGCTAAAAAGGGCTTCCATAAGGCGTTCCGCGATGAAGAAAAGCAGAGCGATGTCTATTGGTTAGCATGGGAAGTAACACGCAGGTCAGGTGAAACTGTCAAGCCTTTCGGGATTGACTTCATTGAGACATTACGCTCAGTAACTGTCGAGGATTCAGACCCTTTAGCTTAAAGCGCGATCTTCCGTTCACCTACCTAATTGCTAGGCTAAGCATTAGGTTAGGGATCGCGCCACAGCAGTTGTTGGATTTAGATAAGAATATGCTCGATGCATTAGTGCAGGGGCTCAAGGATGAAGCGAAAGAGGTGAGCGATGCCAGCAAGCGTAAAGGGCGCCGTTGAGCTTCGCAAAGCTCTTCGTAAGTTCACGCCTGATCTTTCTAAAAAAATGTCGGCTGAAATTGGCATGGCATTAAAACCTATTACTAGATCTGCTAAAGGATATCTTCCAGATCAAAGGGAAGTCCTTAGTGGATGGTTGCCCCGTCAAATGTCAGAGGGAACTTTTCCGACCTACAATGTTCAAATTGTTAAAGCTGGGGTTGGGTACAAAACAACACCTTCTAAAGCTAACAGTAGAGGTTTTAGATCACTAGCTCGAGTTTTCAACAAAAGCAGAGCTGGTGCAATTTATGAAATTATGGGTCGTATTAATCCAGACAGTCGCTTTGTGCAAAATCAAGATGGCAAATATCTGAATAAAATGGTTGGCAAAAAGCAATTACAAGGTCGAGCTCTTTATCGCGCCTATGAAGAAAACAATGGCAAGGCAACAGTTGCGGTAATTAAGGCAATAGAATCGACAGCAGCCAAACTTAACGACAGAGCTACAGTGAGGGGTTAATTATGGCTAATGTGTTTATTGATATCCTTGCTGAGTTTACTGGCAAAAAAGCATTTAAAGAAGCTGAGACCTCAACAGACAAACTTACTAAAAGTGTAAAAAAACTTGGTGGGGCTTTAGGTCTTGCTTTTGGTACTCAGCAAATAGTTAATTATGGAAAACGCGCAGTTAAGGCTTTTGCAGATTCAGAGTTAGAAGCAACCCGCTTAAGAGTTGCGGTGACTAATCTAGGTCTTGCTTTTGCTGCTCCAGAGATTGATCGTTACATCGACAAGGTAGAACTTGCCACAGGTGTAAATCGAGATCAACTTCAGCCAGCATTTTTGACACTATTGCAGACCACGGGATCACTGACTAAAAGCCAAGAACTTCTAAATCTTGCCCTTGATGTCTCGGCAGCTACTGGAGTCGATGCAAGTAGCGTGGCTGAAAAATTATCACAGGCTTATCTTGGCAACGCTAAAGGTCTTAAGAGTCTCAATCTAGGTCTTACAGCAGCAGAACTTAACAGTGCTGATTTTGAAACAATCCAAAAAAGAATCGCTGCACTTTTTGCAGGACAAGCTCAAGCCGCAGCCGATTCATACACAGGACAAATTAACAAACTTGCTATCGCATCTGAGCAAGCCTCTGAAATTATTGGCGGTGGATTGGTTGATTCTCTACTAATTCTAAGCGGCAACACGGATGTAAGTGCTTTAGCAAATGACATGCTTACAGCAGCCTACAACACAGCAGAATTTACAAAAAGCGTAGCAGGGCTTGCAGCAGCCGTTAATGCTCCAATAAAAGGTCTATCTGACATCATAGCAAGATTTATCAAAGCGACAGATCCATTTGTTGATCTTATTATCGAAGGCGATCCTCGCATCTTTCTTGGTGATAAACCAAAATCGGGAGCCAATGCTCCAAGAGCAGCATTCAATGGCAAGCCTTTCTATGCCGATGCTCAGAAGAATGCAGATGCACTAGCTAAGGCAGAGTCAGATGCCAAGAAGCGTGCTGCTGAATTATTAGCCATTAAGAAAAAGCAACAAGCAGCAGAAGCTAAAACTCTCAGAGATAAGAAACTTGCTCTGCTTATCGATAAAGCTAACATTGCTCTGGGTAAGAGTAGCGAGGTCTTTGACTTAGATAAGATTCAAGTTGCAGCAGCCCTTACTAATCAGGCTGAACAGTTAGGCAAAGCAACCAGTTCTGCTCAACTCTTGCAGATTACAAATGATACTGCTCGCCTGAATGTCAAGCGTTCAATTCTAGAATTAGAAGATGCCATTGCATCAAAGGATGAAGCAGCCATCATTGCTGCAACCAATAAACTTAATGCAGACAATAAGATTCTTGGCAGCTTGATTTTGCAAGATCTTAAAATGAAAGACATTAAGACAATTCTTGAAAGTCTCAATCCAAAGGATCTAATCAATCTAGGTAATCTAGATGCTGCTATTGCGAAGATGATTGAGTTAAACAAGTTGCAAGGCGCTAATGGCCCTGGTGGCGCTAATGGCCCTGGTGGAACAAAGCCACCTGGCCCTGCTGCGCCTAAGCCACCTACTGATCCAGCAAGCGGATCTAGCGAAAAGCCTTTTTATACAATTCCAAAAAACACTACAGATTTCACCGCTAATAACCCTGACATCATAAAACTATTTGAGGCTGGCATAGAATTTAACAATGCCAATGTTGTAGAAAGCTTCAATAAGGCAATCAATGCAAACGCGACTTTGCCGGGTGCAGTCAGGGGTGCTAACTACCAAGCACGAGCAGAGCAAGAATATGCGGCATTCCTTAGCCAGATAACCATGAGTGGAATTGCTGGTCAATCTTTGACTAGTGGCATGGCTCAGGGTTTGCCTTTATCAAATGCATTATCAGGTTCTCGTTATGCAGCTCAAGCCGCAGCAAGTTATGGCGCAGGTGCAACTATTGTTGTGAACACAGGCGTTGGAGATCCTAACGCCATCGCAGAGGCTATCGACCAAGTATTGCGTGAAGCACGAGACAGAGGAACGCTAACAGTAGGATGACATGGCTTCCAGAGTGGCGAGTAACAGTAGGTGATGATGTCTATACGACTGTCACCTCTGTGTCTTTTGCATCTGGTCGCTTAGACATTGATCGACAAGCCACAGCAGGTTACTGCCAAGTAGAAATCATCAACACAGATAACTCACCTTTTACCATCAATGTCACAGAGCCAATCACCTTAGATTTAAAGAATAGCTCTGGAACTTATGTCACTGTATTCGGTGGGGAAGTGTCAGACTTTAACATCGGTGTGCGTAGTCCAGAAGAAACTGGTTACATAACCACAGGCAAAATCTTAGGCATTGGCTCACTGGCGAAACTTACTAAAGCTGTCTATAACACAGCTCTGGCAGAAGGATTAGATGGCGCACAGATTGCAGCCATTTTAGGTCAAGCTCTTAATCTTACTTGGGCAGAAGTAACACCCACTGTTACATGGGATACATACCCAGCCGATGTGACTTGGGCTAATGCTGAGTCTTACATTGGTGAGGTGGACTCAGGGTTTTACACAATGATTGCCCTTGCAGCTAGTGCCTCTGCTAAGTCTCAGACCTTGACAGACCAGATTGCCAATAGTGCACTTGGGCAGATGTACGAGGAAAAGGACGGGGATGTCTCATATGCCGATGCGGATCACAGATCTAACTATCTCGCAGCAAATGGCTTTACTAACCTTGACGGGTCTTATGCAACACCAAGTTCTATCACCTCAACAACTCAGATTGCTCGCATCCGTAACAGCCTTATCTACAGATACGCCACAGGATACGGATCAACCTACAGCACCTCAGATGCGGACTCTATAGCCTCTTACGGGCTTTTTGAGCGTTCATCTGACTCTAACATCAAGAACCTTGCAGACATCACCGACATCGCCTCTAGAGAACTTAAATTACGCGCTAACCCTAGAGGTTCATTGGGCGCAATTAGATTCCGCCTAGATAATCCAGACATGCCTTCTGCGATGCTTGACAGCCTTATCGGGGTGTTTTTTGGTCAGCCTGTGCTTATTACTAATCTGCCGAGCAACTTGCTTGATGGCACATTTGATGGCTTTGTTGAGAATGTAGCACTTAACGCGACCCCTACTTTTGTGGACATTACTCTCTATGTCTCAGCTACAGACTTCTCACTAAGCACGACTCAATGGGAAACAGTATTGCCTGCCTCACTAATCTGGACAGGCGTAAATGGTACACTTACTTGGACTAACGCGACTGGAGCACTAACCTAATGGCAACTACTACACCCAATTTCGGCTGGAGCGTTCCTACATCCAGCGACTTAGTAAAAAATGGCGCAACAGCCATCGAGACACTAGGCGATTCAATCGATGCTTCATTGGTCGATCTTAAAGGTGGCACTACTGACCAAGTTCTAGCCAAAAACAGCAACACGGACATGGACTTTAAGTGGGTTACCGCCGGTGGTGGTGGTGGCAGTGGTATGACTTTTATCGCTCGAACATCATTTTCTAATGTTGCCTCACAAGCTTTTGATGCAGTTTTTACATCAACATACAAAAATTACCTAGTGGTTATAGAAAACATTTACGGCACAACAACATCAGATGATTTACAGTTCCAGTTTAGATACGCAGGACCAACAACAGCAACAGACACTGGTTACTATGGCAGCTCGATGTATGCTGCATATAATTCTGGAAGCGTTGCCAATACTGGTTCTAATGGTACAACTCAATTTACGATGGCGGATAACATAGGCATTGCAGCAAATTCAGGTGCAGGCTTTTTTTATGTAACCAAAGTTGGCAATTCGAGCGACAAGCCTGCAATTTTAGGTCAATATGTCGAATCTGCCGCTGCTCTGAGTTACAGTTTTTCCTGTGTTCTCGCAGTGTCAAGAACTTATACTGGATTTTTACTAAAATCATCAAGCTCAAACATCACTGGCGTAGTTTCTATTTACGGATTGGCGGCAGCATAATGACACATGTAATTGGAATTTATGACCATGAAACAGGCGAACAAGCGACTCGCGAAATGACAACCGCGGAATTAGCAGATTATGAAGCAGCACTAACAGAGCTTTTAGCAACTAAAACAGCCAAAGAAGCAGAATTGCAATCTGCAAAAGAAGCGTTGCTATCTTCTCTAGCGATTACAGAAGAACAAGCGATCGTTCTAGGTTTAATTCAAGCACCTGTGTTGCCAAGATTAATTTCTAAAGATGAAGCCTAAATTATCTAAAGCTGCCATTCAGTTAAGAGAGCAGTTCGATGACTCATTCCCAGATCGTGACCGCACATCGGATGGCTGGATCGGTGATACCCGACACGCTGCTCGCAAGTCTGATCATAATCCAGATGAGCAGGGTTGGGTTCGTGCCATTGATGTGGACAAAGATTTATTCAAGGGCGGGAAGCCCGACATCATGGGAGATCTTGTCGATCAGCTTCGTCTCTTATCCAAGTCAAAAGCAGACAAGCGTATTAGTTACATCATTTACGATGGACGAATCTGCTCCAGCATCCTTAACTGGAAGTGGCGCAAGTACACAGGGGCTAACAAACACTCTAAGCACTGCCATGTTAGCTTTAAAAAAGAAGCTGACAATGATGGTGCTTTTTTTCAAGTATCTATGTTAGGTGGAGAATAATGAATGAACTAAAGACAGCAGCAGGTTCATGGGCTAGAGCCTTTTTGGTAGCAGTAATCTCAATGGCAGCAGCTGGGGTCACAGATCCTAAGGCTTTGATCGCTGCCGGTATTGCTTCAATCCTTCCACCTGTACTGCGATTCCTATCGCCTAACGATCCAGCACTCGGCATCAAGAAGTGACACAGTCCGACTTTTTCACGCTTTACCTTGCTACCATTGCAGCACTCGGTGGCTTGTCTGGCTATGTAATCACTCACCTATTGTCTGAGATCAAAAGACTCAACACGCGAGTCGATGAGATCTATAACATATTGCTTGACAGGTAGCATTGTGCTATGGCAAGAAAAGCAACTAAGGCGTTAGAGGAGCAAGGCTACTCAAAGCTCGATGCTTATTGCATTGGTCTTTATGAGTACTTCTGTTCATTAAAGCGAGCAGGTTTCGCAGAGGACATTGCCATGTTTATGATTACAGAGCCGCAAGCCTATCCTCACTGGATTCTGCCTGATGGTGTACCGCCTGAGAAGTTAGGCGATTATGTAGATGATGAGGATGACGATTAAGCGGATTGTCGTAGTCTCGGACTTGCAAGTCCCTTACCATGACAGGGTTGCTACTCGTAACCTTGCTAGTTTTATCTCTAAGTTTAAGCCAGATCAAGTAGTCACCATTGGTGATGAGATTGACCTTCCACAGATAAGCAAGTGGGAAGAAGGGCGCATGGGCAGTTATGCTCAAACGCTTGATGATGATCGTAATGAGGCTGTGCAGCTTCTCTGGGAATTAGGCGTTACTGACTGCATTCGTAGCAATCACACAGATCGCCTGTATAACATCATCATGGCTAAAGTACCAGCGTTCGGGGCATTGCCAGAACTGCGCTTTGAGAAGTTTATGAAGTTCGATGAACTAGGTATTACCTTCCATAAGAATCCTATGCCTGTTGCACCTAACTGGATTGCAGTACATGGAGACCATACACCTATCAAGCCACAGGGGGGCTTATCAGCCCTTGAGGCAGCCCGTAGGCATGGCAAGAATGTCATCTCAGGTCATACTCACAGAGCAGGCAGATCAGCCTTCTCAGAGGCTTCTGGGGGGCGCATAGGGCGTGTTCTACATGGTGTTGAAGTAGGCAATCTCATGGACTTTAAGCAGGCTGCTTACACTAAAGGCGTGGCTAACTGGCAACAGGCTTTCGCCATTATCTATGTGAACAAGGCTAAAGTGCAGGTCGATCTTATTAACATTGAGAAGGACGGCACATTCATTGTATCTGGAAAGTCCTACGGCAGACCTAGATAATCGTTATCATTTCGTTATCTAAATGTACTTGATTCGTCTGACACTTCTGTCACACTAAGTCTGTAAGCCAGTCAAGGGCACTGGATGCAGATAGGTAAAAGAATGAGTTTTGAGATGCCAATGATCGTGCTGCTTCTAGCAGCTAATGCTTTATGGTATTTAGTAGGTTGGGCTAAAGGCTTCAACGAGGGCAAGCGCGAGGGGCTAATCGTAGCCAAGTCATTTCAGCGAGTGACAACAGATGCGCGCTAATGAAATCCTACTCACAGCCACAGACACAATCCGTGATCGTGGGCTTTCGTATGGTCACCCTGCGGATAACCTGCAACACACCGCAATGCTGCTCTCAGCATACTTACAAACACCGATCCATGATTATCAAGTCGCAGGGATCATGGTGCTCGTTAAACTTGCAAGGACTAATCAATCAGCCCAGCACATCGATAACTGGGTCGATCTATGCAGCTATGGCGCACTCGCAGGGCAACTAGCAACCGAGGAGAACGATCTCTATGTTTAATTTATCGGAGTACACCACAGTTCGTGAGCGTTTAATTGAGTTCTGGAAAAGGTATCCAAATGGTCGTATTGAAACTGAAATTCTTGAATGGTCTGATCACCGCTTTATCGTGGCTGCACGATTGTATCGAGAAACCACAGATGAAAAGCCATTCTCGACTGGTCTTGCGAATGAGGTTATTACGGACAGGGGTGTTAATAAAGATTTTGCTTTGGAAAACGGGGCTACTTCGGCTCTTGGTATTGCATGTGGTCACGCGAACATCGGCATCGACAAGCATAAGCCAAGCCGCGAGGAAATGACTAAGGTCGTTGCTACAAAAGTAGTAAAGCCAGCAGTTCAAGATGTTAAGCCAGATGATCAGGATTACTGGACTACACCTGTTAATGAGTATCGAGGCGTAGTCGATGCACCTGTCACACTTGAGAAGGCTATGGAGAATGTAGCTGCAATCATGGGAACAGGCGAGGCAGTAGAAGCACCATCATGCGAGCATGGACACATGATATGGCGTGAGGGTGAGAAGAATGGCAAGGCATGGGGTGGCTACTTCTGCAATACAGCAATCTCATCGGCACATCGTTGCCCTACCAAGTGGTACAACTTGGGATCAGATGGGAAGTTCCAACCACAGAAGGCGAGAGTGTAATGGGGTACATCGAGGTATATAACATAGACAAAGATGGTGAATGGACTGATCTGGATGATATTCCTATGATCACAGTCATTAACTGTCAGCTGTGCAATGAGCCAACAGAAGCTCATGACATCATCATTCCAGCAGTTATCAAGGATGGTGTGCTAACAGCAGGAACATGGCAATGCAGAAAGTGCAAGGCAGTTAATGGTTAATGACAAGCTCTTTACGGCTATGATCATTACAATGTTTATAGCAGGATTAGTCATGGGCTTTATGCTTGATGCCTAGTCAGCACAGGAAACACAGAGGTTTTCGCACAGAGCGTGTAGTCGCACAGTACCTATCGACTGTCTGGCAAGGCGCATGTGTGGGAAGGGGTAGTGGCAAGGATATTGTTAATGTGCCATTCGATGTTGAAGTCAAAGCCCGCGCTGGATTTCAACCGAAAGCATATTTAGCACAGCTGAAAACTCGCACAGCTCTTTCGGGGGAATTGGGCTTCGGGGTAATCAGACTCAACGGACAGGGTGAGGATGCGCGTGACTATGCCGCGATAATCCGACTTGAGGATCTCTTGCCACTACTCATATTAAGATATGGTCACCTAGACAAAGAACCTACTGAGGCAGACATAGACCGATGCTCTGGATGTGGGTCATACATGATAAGGAAGTGCTTAACTTGCCAGCCTACGATTACAAATGCACCCGATGCAATCTCAATCAAGAGGTTAGCCACGGATGGCACAATCGACCAGTAGTGTTATGCAATTACTGTAATGAGCCAATGGTCAAAGTAATTGGGGCAGCAGCTACACACTTTAAGGGCAAGGGCTTCTATTCAACTGATAAATAGTTATCCACAGAAGTTATCCACAGGGGGTACAAAAGTGCAGACACGCCCAAGATTTACGCTGTTGCTTGACACGATGATTATGCTACTTAGGCAGAGCCCTTCAGGGGCTCACACCGAGCCGCTTAGGCGGATAGCTCGGGGGGTGCTAATAGCATTGGTGGGATCTCTATGCTTAATGCCTGAAGCAGGTGGATCTAAACCAATGCAATTCGTAAGCTATAAAGAATATGCATTACATTCATTAGGCTATAACTATAAGCAATACAAATGCTTAGCAATACTCTATGGCAAAGAGAGTGCATGGAATCCTAAAGCTGCTAATGGATCTCACTATGGTATTCCTCAAGGTAGAAGTACATGGCTTAAAGACCAAGATGGTTATACTCAGATACAATGGGGATTAGATTACATAGGGCATAGGTATGGTGAACCATGCATAGCCTTAGATCATTGGAAGGCTAAGGGATGGCATTAGATAAGCTGAACAGTAGGCGCTATCGTGAACAGCGAGAGCGTGTGTTCATGCGTGATGGTCGCATGTGTCAGTTATGTGGCACAGATGAGGGCGAGATGCACATCGACCACATAATTCCTCGCAAAGCTGGGGGCGATCACAGTCTCGATAATTTAAGAGTCCTATGCAAGTCATGCAACCTGCGAAAGGGTGCACTCAATGAGGGTGTTTTTTTAGCACAGACGGCTAC